GCACGCAGAACCCAAAAATTCACCTCCGGGTGAAGTATATTTTTGGTGGGAAAATGGGAATTTGTGAACGATCGCATGGCGGGGAGGATGCCGGATACGGAGCCCGGCTGGATCACGGAGCGGCAGGAAAAGCCGGTGGGGATGAGCGATGGATGACCAGGTGAAATGCCCGGAGTGCGGGGGGACCAGGCTGCAGAGCTACGGCAGGACGCCGGCGGGGAAGCGGAAGTTCCGCTGCCTGACCCCGGGCGCCGATGGGGATCCGCGGCAGGGCCCATGCGGTCGGCAGTTCGTCTGGCCGCAGGAGACAGGAGTTCCGGAGGAGACCAGGACCAAGATCATGGCGCTGCTGGCCAGCGGGACCTCGGTCTCAGTGATCCATCAGGTATTCCCGGAGGTATCGGTCCGGTGGATCTACAAGCAACGGAGGCAGCCATGAATGAACAACAAAAGATCGAGCAGGCCGTCGACCGATTCGCCGCGGCCATGAAGGCGCGGATGAACACGAAGCGCCGCGCCGGCTGGAGTGGCTGGGAGCAAGGTGAATACCCAGCGCGTCTGCTCCGCAACGCGGCGAAGGCCGCCGTCAATAACGATGTCAAGAGCGCGATCGACTGCGCAAACTTCTGCATGATGACCTGGTTGAGGCACACCTCTTGAACGATATCGACGACATCAAGCGGCAGGTGGAGGAGCGGGTCGCGGCCGAGGCGGCGGGTATCGAAAATCCGCCCGACACGCCGGCGATCGACAGCGAGCTGATCAATCAGTGCCTCACGGCCAACGAGCTGGGCGACGGCCGCCTATACGCCGAGCTCCACCGGGACCGCTTCCTTTACTGCAAGGCGACCCAGGAGTGGTACGAGTGGCACGGCCACTACTGGCAGCGCGACCAGATGAACCGGTCTCTGGCGGCGGTCGAGGGGGTTGTCGATCTCTACCTGCAGGAGTACGCGGCCGCATCAGAGGAGATCGCCAAGCTCTCCGCCGGCGGCGGGGAAGCGGCCGACGGCTTGGTCGCGAAGCTGAAGAAAAAGCAGGAGGCGCTCCTGTCCAGGGTGCGGCAGCTCCGCGGGGACAAGCGCCGGACAGCATGCCTGAAGTTCTCCCACACGATCGACCGGCCCCTTGCCATCACCGGAGACGAGCTCGACAACAAGCCGATGCTCTTCCCCTGCGCCAACGGCGTCCTCGATCTGGAGACCGGCCGCCTCAAGCAGGGCCTCCCGGAGGATTTCCTGTCCCTGGCAAGCCCGGTTTCCTTCCTGGGGATCGACACGCCGGCGCCGATCTGGGACCGGGCGATCACCGAGATCTTCGGCGGCAACCTGGCCAAGAAGCCTGACGCGGAGGAGAACGAGCGGGCCCGGAGGCTGGTCGCCTACCTCCAGCGCCTCTTCGGATACGCCATGACGGGCCTGGTCCACGAGAAATTGTTCCCGATGCTCTACGGCCGCACCGGATGGAACGGCCGCAGCCTGATCGTCGAGACGATCTCCTACGTGATGGGCTCGCTCGCGGGCTCGATCCCCTCGGAGATGCTCCTGACCCAGAAGTTCAGCCGGAGCGCCTCCGGACCCTCGCCGGACATCATGTCCCTGAAGGGGATCCGGCTGGCCTTCGCCTCCGAGATCGACGACGGCCAGCGCTTCTCCATGTCGAAGATCAAGTGGCTCACGGGGAAGGACACGCTCGTGGGCCGCAACCCGCACGACAAATACCAGACCCGTTTCCTGCCGACGCACAAGCTCTTCGTCATGACCAACGTGCAGCCCCAGGCCTCGCCGAACGACAAGGCGTTCTGGGAGCGGCTCCACCTGATCCCATTCACGATCTCGTTCGTCAACCGCGAGCCCAGGGAGACCTACGAGCGCCGGGCGATCCTGGACCTGGATCGCCAGATCCGCGCTGAGGCCTCCGGGATCCTGGCCTGGCTGGTGCGCGGCTGCCTGCTCTACCAGCAGCAGGGGCTGATGCCGCCGCGCGAGGTGACCGAGGCCACCGAGGAGTACCGCCGCAACGAGGACCTGCTGGGAGACTTTGTCGAGGAGTGCTGCATCCGTGAGCCGGCGGCCAAGGCCAAGGGATCCGATCTCTATGCCCGGTTCGTGGACTGGTATCACGACAACGTCGGCCAGAAGGAGCCGACCGGGACCTGGTTCGGAAAGATGCTGGCCCAGAAGTTCGACAAGGGGAAATCCAATGGCGTGATCGTCTACCACGGCGTGGCCCTTGCCGAAAATCAGGGAGACATGGGCGTTTAATGGAACATCAACCCACAATGCAAATAAATATGAACACACAACAGAAAACGCCTTTAAACCTTCTCACCCTCCCCGACGCGCGGGGAGACCGACGCGAAGTCTCCCTTTTGCGACGTTACGGCGCAACCATATGGAATCACACGGAAGGGACGGCCGTTGACGGTCTGGCCAGGAAATCATCAGGGAGGGTAGCGGGTCAAATAGGGGTTTATTCTCGCAGTAAATAGATAGGCTGTTTCGTGCGCTAAAGATAACGGAAAAGTATCCATGCCTCCCCATAATAGAGGGGAGTAATTTAATAGAATCAATAATAAATAAATAAAATCAAGAAGATATAAAAAAGAAAAAAGGAAAAAAGAGACAATATTCTGGGGAGGGTTTTAAAATGATCAAGATCGTCGTCGATGAAAAATGCCCTGTCTGTTCTGGTGAATTGAAGGCCAAGATTTTGATTGATGAACGGCACTATGAGTCGACAGGTGAGGCTATTTCCCGAAGCCCATATTGCGCTGAGCCGGTGTGGGCGCATCTTGGGTTTGAGTGTGATGGCTGCATAAGGATTTCCTGTCGTACCTGCGGCGCCCAGGCCTCTCTTGATATAGGATCGATGGAATTTTTATGCACCGGTCCACAGCCAGAAGATGATCGCGTGCCGTCCTGGTGCCCGGGAATATTGGGGGAGATGAAGCAGGAATGAACGTCCTCGACCTCGCGCAAAGAAACGGCCGGCAGTACCGGAAGGCAAGCGCCACCAACGGCGGCGAGTGGCATGGCCCATGCCCTGGCTGCGGCGGCGACGACCGCTTCCACATCTGGCCGGCGGAGAACGAGGGGCAGGGCGGCTACTGGTGCCGCGGCTGCGGGAAGTTCGGCGACGCGATCCAGTTCCTGAGAGACTTCGAGGGTAGAACCTATTTCCAGGCCTGTGCCGAGCTGGGGATTAAGGCCAAGGACGTACCCGGTCGCGGATTTGGAGCCATCCGCCATCCAGGCGCGGCTCCTCCTGCGATCCAGTCGTTCACCCCGGCCGTGGCCGCGGCGCCCGCCGATCTCTGGTGTCAGAAGGCCAAAAAATTCGTCTCCTGGGCTGCGGAGAATCTCGCCAAGGATCACGACCAGCTCGCCTGGCTGGCTGGCCGCGGGATCTCACCAGAGACGGCATCCCGCTTCCGACTCGGCTGGAACCCCGGCGAGGGCGGAAAGGACCTCTACCGGCCGCGCAAGGTCTGGGGCCTCGAGGAGGTGCTCAGGGAGGACGGCCGGCCGAAGGCCCTCTGGATCCCCCGCGGCCTGGTGATCCCGCTCGTCAAGGAGGGACAGGTGCAGCGGATCCGGATCCGGCGGCCCGAAGGCGAGCCGCGTTATTACGTTCTTCCGGGATCGTCCCCGGCCACCATGATCCTGGAGCCCCAGCGCCGGGCTTTCGTGGTGGTCGAGGCGGAGCTCGACGCGATCGCCTGTGCCGCGGCCCAGGAGTCGGCGGGCGCCGTGGGCCTGGGATCCGTGGCGGCAAAGCCGGACGCGGAAGCCTACCAGCTCCTCCAGCGGGCCCTCCAGATCCTCAACGCCCTGGACTACGACGCCGCCGGCGCCAAGACGATCGGGAGTGGCTGGTGGGAGCAGCAGTTCGACCGTTGCGACCGCTGGCCGGTTCCCCGGGGGAAGGACCCGGGAGATGCTGCCCGGCTGGGGATAGACCTGAAAAGTTGGATTCAGGCGGGGCTGCCGCCGGCGCTGACGATCGGAGGGGAGGCAGGTGCGGAAGAGAATCGGCCAGAACGGCAAATAACGGGAGACAGCGGCAAAGAACCGGAGAAACCGGGCATGATGGAGGGCGTCCCCGCGGCGATCATCGAGTTGCGGGACCTGCTCCGGAAGAATCCGGGCGTGAAGATCGTCAACACTCCGGAGCGCTACACGGTGCACCGGGGCGGGAAGTTCGTGTCGGGCCGGATCGGTGAGTTGGTGTTCCGCTGCCCGGAGGTGATGGATTACATCTCCCTCAATCCGGCCCGGGAGATCGACGCGGGGAATCTGATAAGGGTGACTGCATGACCGTCTACATCTACACCTGGCGCAACAACGAAAAGCGCCGATACCTCGCGGGCCGCACGTGTCTGGTCCTGGCCAGGGACGACCGGCGCCGGAGGGGCAGCATCCCCGGGGGCACCAACAGCGCCCTAGTGGAGTTCGAGAACGGAGACCGGGAGGTGGTCTCCAGGAACGCCCTGCAGCGATTCGACAGGCTCAGGGCTAAAGCATTGAAGGACAAGGGGGATCGTTGAGCGCAAAAACGAGTGGAAGTGAGCGGCATAACGTATGAGAGTTCGCGTCATTCAAGCTGTCGATCTTTTTTGTGGTGCCGGAGGGACCTCGACGGGACTCTTCCGAGCCTGTCATTCCATTGGCAGGCGAGTTGATCTACTTGCCATCAACCACTGGAGGGTGGCGATCGAGACACATTCAGCCAACCATCCAGGGGCACGTCACATCTGCGCGAGGCTGGATGCGATCCGTCCTGAAGACGCGGTAAAGTCCGGATATTTAGACATTTTGGTCGCGTCTCCTGAATGCACCCATCATTCCGTTGCGAGGGGCGGCCGGCCGGTCTGTGATCAGCTACGGGCCTCTGCATGGCTGTTGCTTCGATGGCTGGAGACGCTGCGGGTCGAAAATGTCCTGGTCGAGAACGTCCAGGAGTTCCGGAACTGGGGGCCGATCGGAACCAACGGCAGACCTTTGAAGCGACGGCGGGGAGAAACCTATCAGGCCTTTCTGTCTGCGCTACGGTCCTTCGGCTACACGGTCGAGGACCGGGTTCTCAACGCGGCCGACTACGGGGATCCGACGACCCGTAAGCGGCTTTTCATACTCGCCCGGCGCGGAAACAAAAGGATAACCTGGCCGGAGGCGACCCATGGCGATTCGGATATGTTTTCAAATCGGCAACCTTACCGGACCGCCAGGGAGATCATCGACTGGAGTATCAAGGGGCAATCCATCTACGACCGCAAGCGGCCCCTAGCCGAGAATACCATGCGCCGGATTATGGCCGGGATCCGAAAATTTGGAGGGGAATCGTTCATTGTTCATATGCGCGGGACAAAGGATAGTCAGATCAATGGTTCCGCGAAGTCTATCGATCATCCAATCCCTGCGGTGACGGCGAGCGGCGGCGGTCATTTCAATTTGTGCGAGCCGTTCCTGATCCATACGAACCACGCTGGCGGCGATCGTGTTCATGACATCGATCGGCCTGTTCCGACGATAACGTGTGGCCACCGTGGAGAAATGGGACTCTGTGAGCCTTTTCTCGTCCAGTACCATAACGGAGCGGATGCCGAACGCCGGACCTATCCCCTTGACAAACCCATTCCGACCCTGGACACGCAAAACCGGTATGCCCTGTGCGAACCGTTCGTGATCGGGCAACAGTCCTGCGCCGCGCCCCGCTCAGTCGATGAACCACTACCGACGATCGCGACGGCCGGGGCTATCTCACTGGTAGAGCCGTTTATCGTCCAATACAACGGGAAATCCGAATCCCACAGCGTTGATGAACCACTCAATACTGTGACGACGAAAGAGCGTTTCGGCCTGGTGGAGGTATCCGGGCGCTACCAGGTCGACATCCGCTTCCGGATGCTCCAGCCCCATGAGCTCGCTGCGGCAATGAGTTTCGAGGATTATAAATTCTCCGGGAATCGCGGGGATCAGGTGAGACAGATCGGGAATGCCGTGCCTGTCAGGATTGCGGAGGCTTTGTGTAAATCGCTTTTGGACATTCGGAGGGGATAAAGGAGTTAAGATGAATATTTACATCGCTTCATCGTGGAAGAATCAGCATGCTGTGGAGATGCTGACGGACAGGCTCCGGCAGCAGGGACACGAGGTCCTCTCGTTCGTGGAGAGAAACCGTGCGGATGGACACGGCGTTGAGAAGCCAGTCGATTTCGAGGAGTGGGTGAGGACCGAACAGGCGGCAGAGATCTTCGACTATGATCTCACGGGCGCTACCGAGTCGGACCTGGTGATCTATATCGGTCCTTCCGGAACCGATGCCTGGGCGGAGGTGGGCGCGGCCTGGGCCTCCGGCATGACGATCTTCGGCCTCTGGGCCAAGGGCGAACAGGCCGGCCTGATGCGGATGATGGTGGACAGGTGGTACGCGAACTTCCGCGAGCTCCTGGACGCGATAGATGACAAAGCGAAGATCCGCACCTGCCGGGTTTGCGGCTGCACGGACGACGACTGTCATAAATGCATCGAGAAGACCGGGCACCCATGCCGCTGGGTGGAGGATGACCTCTGCAGCGCCTGCGCCGATGCCGCTCAAACGATGGATTTGGGACCGCAATGACTAAGGATGAATTCGAACGACTGATCGACGGCAGCCCCTCTGAACTGCGGGCCAAGGGCGTGCTGTTGTTCAACGGCGTCAGCAAGTGCGCATCGGAATATCATCGTCAGCCGTCCGCATCGAACCTGAAGGACTGGGAAGCTGCCGAGGCCTCGCTGGCAAAATTCGTGTCCGCGCTTGCCGCTCCTGCCGCCGCCGCGTCCCGCGACAGTTTGGCCACGGTGGCCGAGGTCCTGAACTATCTCGTCGCCGCCGGCTGGAAAGTGACGCGCGCCAGCCTGTACCGGCATCAGCAGATGGGGAAGATCGTCCCGGACGAAACCGGCGCTTACCGGCAAAAGGACGTCGACAAATACGCCCGGACATTTTTAAAACAGATCGCCACCGGCAAGCGCGTGTCGGAGAAAATGGACGAGCTCCAGCGGAAGAAGATCCAGCTCGAGATCGACAACCAGGAGGAGGACCTCAAGCGGAAACGATGGAACCGGGAGCGAGAGGAGGGGAAATACATCAAGCGCGACGAGGTGGAACTGGAGCTCGCGGCCCGGGCCGGGATCCTGGACGTTGGGCTGAAGCACTGGATCAAGGCCCATGCCGCCGATTTGATCCGCCTGGCCGGCGGCGACATGGCCAAGGTTGGCGAACTGATCTCCGTTATGGCCCGGCAGATGGACGAATATATCAACGCCTATGCCGCGCCGATGGAGTTCACGGTGACGATCGACGGCTCAAGCGAACCGGAAGGGCAGGACGGCGAACCGAGCGGCGCCGATCGTGAAACGAATGCCGCGTCCGGAGAAATTGAGGGTCCGAAAGAATGATCGATAAGTGCTGGCTTATTGTCAATATGGATAATCTTGTTGATAGGCCGTGTGGACGTGGCTGTTGGGGGCATACGATTCCGGAGAGAGATCGTCCATCCTGCATCCACCATGACAAGGATACTGCCGAAAGAGAGTTGTTGCGGCTAAGGTCTCAGCGGAGACAAGGTTTATTCGTTCTCTTCGAGGCGGTAGCTTACGCGAGAGAGCAGGATACCAATCCTGATATAATCGAGGTCAATACGATATCGTGATCACCTCCATCCACATCCCTCGAACCGCGCCGTGGCTGCCGCCCTCCCTGCGGCTGGTCCCCGGCCCGGTGCGCCGGACGGTCCGGTTCACCGATGCGGAGCGCAAGATCTTCCGCCGCGCCCGGAAGCTGCGGCCCTCGCGCTGGGCGGAGCAGCATCGCGTCCTCACCATGTCCTCGCTCCCCGGCAAGTGGAAAAACGAGGTCACGCCGTACCTGGCCGGCATCATGGACGCTTCTTTTTTCCCATCGGTACGCGAGATCACCATCGTCGCGGCCCCGCAGACCGGCAAGAGCGAGGTGGTCTGCAACTGCCTCGGCATCGCCACGGACCAGGATCCCGGCCCGGTCATCGTCGTGTTCCCGGACGAGAAGACGTCCCGCGAGAATTGCCGCGACCGATACCAGGCGATGTTCAGGTCTTCGCCGAAGCTCCGGACCTATTTGACGGGTTTCGCCGACGATCTGACCGAGGAGAAGATCCGGCTCGTCCACATGCCCATCTATTTCGGCTGGGCCCGCTCCGCCTCCTCCATGGCGAACAAGCCCTGCCGCTACGCGGTCAACGACGAGGTGGACAAATACACCGACGGCAAACGGGAGACCTCCGCGATCCTACAGACCAAAAACCGGCTGACCACCTACGACGGGGATGAGAAGCACTGGATCATCAGCTCTCCCACCGTGCCCGCCGGCCCGATCTGGCGGAGCTACCTCGGGGCACAGGTCCGATTCGACTACGCGGTCCGCTGCCCGGTCTGCTCCGAGCTCCAGCTCATGACCTTCGGCCAGTTCAAGTGGCCCCACAAGGACGAGCCCGGTGCGGACGGCAAGTGCCATTCCGAGGATCCCGAGATCATCGAGGCTCAGCGCCTGGCCCGGTATGAGTGCCCCCTCTGCCTGGCGAAATGGAACGACTACGAGCGGGACATGGCGGTCCGGGGCGGCCAGTGGATGGCCCGCGTCGAGACGGCCGACGCGCCGCCTGCGCTGGGGCTGCCGCTCTTCGAATATCTGAAGACGGTCCGGCCCGCGAAGATCGCCTTCCAGATCCCCGCCTGGATTTCCCGGTTCGTGTCGCTCTCCAAGACCGCGGCCTGCTTCCTCCGCGGACTGACCGACGCGGACGAGTTCAAGAACTTCTGCAACAAGCACAAGGCCATGCCCTGGGAGATGAAGGTGATCTCCAAGAACGCGGAGCAGGTCCTGGCGGCCCGCTGCGACCTGCCCCCCCAGACCGTGCCGGATACGGCCATCGCTCTGACCGCCGGCGTGGACGTGCAGCTGCACGGCTTCTGGTACGTCGTCCGGGCCTGGGCCCCGGATCTCACGAGCTGGCTCATCCACTACGGGTTCCTGGCCACCTGGGCGGACGTGGAGCAGCTCCTCTTCGAGACCGCCTATCCCGTGGCCGGCCATCCGGACCGGACGTTCCGCATCTTCCGGGCCTGCGTGGACACCGGCGGATCGCGGAAATTCGAGGACATGACCATGACCGAGGAGACCTACTTCTGGCTGCTGAAGAACCGGGGCCGGCGCGGCATGTCGCTCTGGGGCACCAAGGGCGCCAGCCACACGCTGCCCGGGTTTCTCTCGCTGGGCAACGGGATCATCGCCACGCCGTCCGGGAAGAAGCTCCCGGAGGCCCTGCGGCTGATCAACGTGGACACGGACAAGGGCAAGGACCAGTATCACTACCGGCTCAAGCTGGCCTCGGACGGCGACACCCGCGAGCTGCCCGGGGCGGGATTCCTGCACGCCGGCACGGGCGTGGACTACAGCGCGCAGATCCTGGCCGAGGAGAAGCAGATCGACGAGAAGAAGCGCGAGCTGTGGGTCAACCCCCACAACCGGCCGAACCATCTGCTCGACGCGGAGATCCTGGCCGCGGCCTGCGTGGAGATGGAGTTCCCGGGCGGAGGCCTGCGGATCCTGGCCGAGGCCGTAAAGAGGCAACAGGATGCGTCTTCCGCGGCCGCGCCTGCAAAGAAAAAAACGAAATCATCAGAATACAGGAGGTGGTAACGATGACGGAACACACGGCATTGAGTGGAATCAAGGAGATCACGGCGTTTTGCGGATCGATCGGGCTTCCCCGCAGCGACGTATCGATCCTGAAGCTGCACCACGAGGAAGGGCTCCCCATGAAAAAGCTGGGGGGGATCTGGGAGAGCGACAAGGATTTGATCGTGGAGTGGCGAAAGCGCCGGATAAACGATATGACCGTGGACAAACCTGAAACGAAGCAGGCAAAGAGGAAAAGGAAATGAAAGCCGGGAACCTCAAGCCCGCCGATTACAACCCCCGCCGGATCAGCGACGAGAAACTCGCTGCGCTCCGGAAATCGATGGAAGAATTTGGCGATCTCTCCGGGATCGTTGTGAACGTGGCGTCCGGGAACCTCATCGGCGACCATCAGCGCACAAAATGTTTCGATCCCTCGTGGCCGATCAGGAAACGGAAACACGAGGACGCCTGCGGCACCGTCGCGGTGGGCGATATCGCCACGCCCTGGGGGCTCTGGTCCTATCGTGAGGTGAACTGGCCGCGCGAGAAGGAGATCGCGGCGAACATCGCCGCAAACAAACACGGCGGCGAGTTCGACGACGTCAAGCTCCAGGACCTTTTCTCCGAGCTGAAAATTGCCGACGCCGACATGCTCGTCACGGGATTCTCGGAGAAAGAGATCGAACATATATTTGAACAGATCCCCGATACCGCTGCGTCGAAAGAGGCACCAGAAGAAAAAATAACCATGAACGACGTGCTGGAGGATAATCCGAAACTGACGAAATTTATAGAGCAACGTAAGAAGTCACGCGAGCGTGGCAATGATAAAAATGAACTGAATTTTTGGATATGCCTTGTTTTTCAATCGTGGGAACAGAAACATGAATTTTTGAAGCAGATTCCTGAAATACAAGTGAAGTACGGGATGTATGTTGATGGTGAGGCGTTCGCGGACGCAGTAGGTATGAGAGTCACGCCGAATCATCAGAAGCCATTTGAGAGCCGTTTAGACGTGGCCTTGACTGAGAGGGCCACGAAATGAGGAGCGGAAAGGAGGTGAGATCATTATGGCGAAGAAAGGCGGAAAATCCTCCAAGGGAGGAAAAGGCGGTAAGGGCGGCAAGGGAGGAAAAGGCGGAGGCGGAGGTGGTGGCTAGTCCCACCGGAACAGAAGCGTCCCGCCGGCTATGTGAGCAAATCGCGAGCATTTCTGGCGGGCGCTGTTTTTTGGGATTCTCGCGGGGGAAAGATTCGATCGCAGCGTGGCTTTTCCTCCGCGAGTTTTTTGATACAATTATACCATTCCACTGCGCGAGCGTGCCGCACCTGTCGTTTGTGGATGAGAGCATTGGCTATTTTGAGCGGAAATTTGAAACAAAAATATATCGATGCCTTGGCGGCGAAACATCAACGGCTATACAGAATCTAATCTATCAGCCATTGGAGGACGAAGAGGGAATCGACGCGCTTGAGTTGTTGAAATACGACAACCACGACATCGTCGCTTTATTGCGGGAGAAGTACGGCGCTGACGTGTGGTGCGCCTTCGGGATAAACATGAGTGATTCGATCGATAGGCGGATCTACGTCAAGAAATATCAAGGACGTAATGATGGGCATAAAACATTTTACCCTTGTTTCGACTGGTCGAAATATCAAATCATGCTGGCGATAGATCGGGCGGGAATTGTTTTACCTGGTGATTATCGGCTGGCAGCGAGAAGTCTCGCGGGGATCCCCAACATAAGACATCTTCAGCGGATGGAGGAGATTTACCCGCGAGACATGGAAAGGATCGAGCTATGGTTTCCGTTCATCCGGGCGCAACTGGCACGCAACGAATTTCGACGTGAAAAATTCCAGGCATCCCGCGAACGGGAACGGGCTGAATCCGGCGGGGGTTGCGAAGAACCCAGCCCCACGGGCCGGTGAAATAAGGCGACGAATGAGACCGAACGCAGTCAACGACATCGACAATACCGATCACGGCACCACGTCCGCCGCCGTTGCGCGTCTCATAGATTGCGAGCGGGCCACGGTGTTTTGTGGCCCATGCGCGGTTTTCGACGTCCTTCACGCCCTGGACTATCAGTTCGGCCCAGGGCGGATTGACGGCGAGACACGGCCCGGCGAACACCTCCGGCGCCAGGGTGATGGTGAGGGGTCTCATTTATTTGCCTTTCCGGGCCAAAACGTTCAGCGCGGAATCCGCCCGTCGCATGGCCTTATCATAGCAGGATTGATGGGCCTTGAGGCCGCTTTCGCGGTGGATGCCGGGAGAAAATCTCTTGTCATCGAGCCTCTTGCCGCAGATGTAGCAATCATTTTTCGTCATCTCGGTTCCCTTCCCCCGCGTGTAGGATGCGCGGCCCCCGGTGGGCTACTAATCGCCAGCAAATGCGTCAGGGGCAAATTTGTATCCACTGTCATCATACAGGCATCCGATATGTTTCCCATCCCGATAGACATCGTATTCGTCGCCTTCGCCGTTATCGGACGGCACCACTTCGATCAGTTCGTCGGTAGGTTCGATTCCGTTGATTTTTCTGTCGGTCAAATCTGCAATATTCATCTCCCGTCCCCTTTCTCCCCTTCCGGGGCGACCGCCTCTCTCATGAGGGCGATGATCTTGTCTTGGATCGATGCCCCTTCTGCCGCGCAGAGGGCCTTGAATTTCCGCCGAAGGTCCTCCGGAACCTTGCGGATGATCATGCTCCCGGTCTGCCCGGTTTCCTCCGCGTGGATCCCCGCCGCCCAATCCTGCGGGCAGGACATGGTAGATGATCCTACCCGTAATGCGTACACCCCGGCGGGTGACAAAACCACATTGCCAAAAACCCCGGCCTGGTGCTTTGCCGGATGCTCGTACATCCCTTGTGATGTCCATTCTTTCTTCATTTTATGCCGCCTCCTTCCGCACGATCTGCCGGAGGGCCTCGATGATTGCTTCCCGGTGGGTTTTGTCTTTTTCCGCCCACCAAGCCGAGCGGCCATTAACCGATCCGACCTTGATATGCTTACCGTACATCATGCCATCCGCGGGTTGTGGATCGGGTGTTGGGATATCCTGGTAATGGTACTCGCTGATCGTGTACGTCTCGTCGAGCATAGCAACTGGATTAGGGTTGCCGTAGATCGCTCCGGTGTGGACCGAGTGGATGCAGATCCCCTCATACATATAATCGATTTTCCAATATGCCCTGCCCGACGGACAAACCATTTTGGAGATTACTTGGATGCTGATTTCCGCGTTGTCGATTTTGATTTTCATTTTCGTTCCCCTTTCCGCCCCGTTACGGGGCAATCAATCATTGATGCCATAATTGGCCTCTCGTGCCGCCTCTCTCATCTGGCGGCGATACATCACCTGCGGGTCGGAGCTGTAATGTCCGCAATCTCCGTGGCAGTAGGTCTCGCAGGCAAAGCAGTAGCCGTTTGCAACCTTGCGGCGGATATCTTCCGCCTCCTCCGCCTCTCTCGCCGCCTTGCGCGCGGGGGCAGCCTCCCAATCAGCGCGGGCCTTGGCGATCTTTACCATGATCTCATCATCCGATTGGCTGGGCTGATCAACGTCATGCTCCGTGGTCAGGTTGTGCTTGCACTCCGCCAAAATCTCATCATCAGGCCGGGTGATATCGCCCACCCACTCACAGGAGGAGTAATCGCCCCAGCCGCGGGAGGAGAGGTAAATCATCACGGTGCGGGCCTCAATCTCACGCTGCCTAGCGCGCTCCTCCTCTTGCTCATGCTCGATCTCGGCAACCAGGGCCGCCAGGGCGGCCGGGGCTCAACCCGCAGACATACCCTCATATCCTTGCCGCCCACCCGCACCAGCTCGCGGAATCGCACAATCTTACCGGCTCGGGGATCATGATCCACCACTCCGCCGGTAAGCCGATCGCAGGTGATCCCAGCCTTACGTGCCGCCTCGTCTACCGCCCAGGTGATCTCTCTCATTGGTTGGCCCTCCTTAATTATTTGTTGATTGCAGCATATATCATGATTGCAATGATGTCAAGAATTATTTCAAAAAATGTATACACATAAAATCAACAGGTTACAAATTTACCAGAGGAATTAACGGGAAAATTGGTTGAATTACCGTGTCAACCCCAAAAGACACCCAACAGATACCCCAAAAACACCTAACAGATACCCCAAAAACACCCAAAAAACACCCCGCCGTCCCGGAGCGCTGAAAAACGCCCCCTTATAATGCCGCCACATGAGCCGGATCCCCGCACCGCGCGGGGAACGGCCTGACGGATTGCCCGCAGACGGGCGATCGCAAATCCGGCGGATGTGCCGAGATCCCGTCCGCCGGTCCAGAATACGAGGGGCGAATGGCATACACGCAGACGGATCTGGACAACGTCGAGGCGGCGATCAGGGCGCGGATCGCCGGAACAGCGCTCAAATCGTTTTCTGCAGGCGCCACATCCGGCGCCTACGACACCATGACCCTGACCGAGCTGCGCACCCTGCGCAACGACATCGCGGCGGAGGTCGGCGCCGTTTCCGGGGCATTCGCACCGCGCACCTACGCCAAGGACGGAGGCCGATGCTGATGCAGATCTCCGATTCCATCGCTAATTTCATCGATCGCGCCGTGGCCGTGGTCTCTCCGAGGCGGGCACTGGCCCGACGGATCTACCGCGAGCGGCTGGCGGGACCGGGCGATCCGGAAATCCTGTCGTTTTTCAAACGGGCCGAGACCTACACCGCGGCGAGGCCGGGACGTCTCTCGGGAAGCCCGTACTCGCTCGTCTCCAGCAACGTCAACGACATCATCGCGGCCAGCTCCCCGGCCCTGCGCGCCAGGATCCGCGAGCTGATCCGTGATTTTCCCTATCTGGCCCGGGCCGTCAACGTGCTGGTGGACTACACCGTAGGCCAGGGCATCGTCTATCAGTCCCAGGTGCGCGACGAGAACGGCAAGCTCGACAAAAAGATCAATCAGCAAATCGAGGACCATCTGGCCTGGTGGATGGACGAGTCCGACGCGGCGGGCCGGCTGCACTATTTCGATCAGATGCGGCTCGAGAAACGGCAGGATTGCGAAATCGGCGAGCTGCTCGTCGTGAAGGACTACAGCCGCCGCCCGAATCAGTACATCAACTACAGCCTTCAATCCTACGAGTCCGACTGGCTCACGTCGACACGCGACAGTTACGGCGCCGGCGGGATCGGCATGCCGGCCAGTTCCGGAGCACGGGAGACGCGGCAGGGCGTCGAGTACGAGAAGGCCACGGGCCGCGTCACCGGCTACTGGTTCCTGGATCCCCATTACGGCGGCCAGGACGTCTACGTCCGCGCCGACCAGGTCGTCCACGGATTCGATATGCTCCGTCCCCAGCAGCTCCGCGGCGTCTCGGCGTTTGCCGTGGGCGTGCTGATCGCCAACGACCTCAATTCCTACCTCAACGCCGAGATCGACGCCGCCAAGATGGCCGCCAAGTGGCTCGCCAAGGTCAAACGGCAGAATCCGTCCGCGATGCAGGGGCTGCCGGGATACGAACGCACAACGGACGCGGCCGGGAACGCTGCCACCGTAGAGACCCTGGAGAACTGCATCATCGAGTACATCCGGGAAGGCGAGGACGTGGAGATCATGAAAAACGAGCGTCCCGGCCAGACCTTTTCCCCCACGGTCCGGCTGCTCCTGACGATGTTGTCCGTGAGCACCGGCGCACCCTACGAGCTGATCTCCGGAGATTATCAGGGGATGAACTTCTCGACGGCCCAGATCGTCAGAAGCGATTTTTCCCAGGCCCTGCGCCCGATCGCGGCGCGCCACATCCGGCAGTTCTGCATTCCTACCCTCCGCACCGCGATCGAGATCGGCGTCCTGAGCGGCAAACTGGATCTGAAGGGATTCTGGCAGAACCCGAGACATTATCTGGTCGGCGAGTGGCAGCCTCCCGGGATGGAGGCGATCAATCCGCTCCGCGAGGCCAAGGGCCAGGTCGAGGCGATCGACGGGCTCCTGCAGTCTCCGCAGGAGGTCTCCAGAAAACGCGGCCGCAACTATGAGGACATCCTCGACGAGATCCAATACGCACGCGAGATGCAGGCAGATCGAGGTCTCTCCCCGCGAGACGCGCGCAAATCGGAGAAGAACAACCCCGCCGCGATCGCCGGCGGGCAAACGGACGAGGAGGCATAGCCATGTCCAAACGCAGAAAGCATCTGACACAGAGAGCGGCGCCCGGCGCCGCCGCGGCGATACCCGCCGGCGACGGGCATGACGGTCCGGCCATGAATTACCGCAGCGCGCCCGTCTCGATCCGCGTCGACGGCCCGTCCACGGTGGACGAGGCGACCCGATCGGTCGAGATCGTCATGACGACGGAAAACCCGGTGCAGGTTTACGACTGGGACCGCGGCAACATCACCGAAGTGCTGCTCATGTCCGGATGCCGGATGCCCGGCAGCCGCCAGGTGGTGATGCTCGACGCCCACAGCCGCTATTCCACATCCACGATCATCGGCTCGGGCCGCGACATGAAAATCAGCGGGGACCGCCTCCTGGGCCGGGCCATTTTTTCATCGGCGCCGGAGGCCGAGTCCCCATGGATCAAGACCCGCGAGGGTCACCTGACAGATTTTTCGCTGGGCTACCGGGTCGATGAGGCGGTCTGGATCCCGTCGGGACAGACCGCGGTGGTCGATGGGCGGCGCTTTAGCGGCCCCCTGCAGGTGGCCACCCAATGGACCCCGCGCGAGATTTCCCCGGTTCCGATCGGAGCGGATTCGGAAGCCACGTCGCGGTCGGAAACGCAACCGACAAAAGACAAGGAGGTATCAACGATGGACAAGAAACTGAGAGATTTTTTGGAAAAGCGCGGCCTGGCTGCCACGGCGACGGAAGAAGAGGCATGGGCGTTTCTGGATCAGCTCGGCAAGCGCGCCGAACAAGCCCCGGCCGCAGCGGCCGCGGTCACGGAACCGGATCAGCCGCCGGACACGGAACCCACTCTGGACGAGGTCCGCGCCGCGGCTGCCGGGGAGGAGCAGACCCGGATCCGCGAGATCGACGCGCTCCTGGCCCGCTACGAGTGCCAGGAGATGGCCCGGGAGCTGATCGTCACCCCGGCCGGCAAAAGCCCCGTGAGCCTCGCCGATGCCCAGCGCCGGGTGATGGACAAGCTCGCGGCGCGTAAAGTTCCCGCCGCATCCGGAGTCGTGATGGGCGTGGATTCGCGCGACAAGTTCAGGGCCGCGCTCACCGACGCCCTGATCTTCCGGGCGAACGGGATCCTGGACAAGCCGATTCTGCTGGCGAATCCGGCCCCCGGCTCTCAGGAGCTGCGCGGCTACACCCTCGTCGAAATGGCCAGGGAGTGCCTGCGCGCCTCTGGATTGAGCTACGGCGGCACGATCAAGGAGATGGTCGGCCGGGCCCTCACGGCGAGCGACTTCCCGAATATCCTGGCGAACCTGGCCACCAAGTCCCTGCAGCAGGGATGGGACGACGCCGGGGAGACATGGCAGATCTGGTGCGCTCTGGGGTCGGTGAACGACTTCAAGGTGCATTACGACAATGCGCTTTCGGAGTTCGACGATCTCGAGGAAGTGCCGGATTCCGGCGAGATCAAATACGGGTCCTTCTCGGAGAAGACGCCGGAGACCTACCGGGCGTATCAGTACAGCAAAAAATTCCGGGTCACCCGGGTGATGATCATCAACGACGATCTCGGCGCGTTCACGGCGGCACCGGCCAAGCGGTCGGAAGCGGCAAACCGTAAGATCGGCGATATCGTTTACGCGATCCTCACCGGAAACGGGAACATGGGAGACGGCAACGCCCTGTTCGGGTCCGATCACTCCAACGACGCCACGTCCGGCTATCGCTCGGCTCCGGGCACGCTGAACATCACCGAGGGGGTCAGGGCCATGGCGACCCACAAGGACATCAAGGGCGTGCGGCGCCTGAACATCCCGGCGGTGTTCTTCATCGGCCCGGTGGCGCTCCGCGGAACGGCCGAGACGTTTTTCACCTCGGACAAATTCACGGACAGCAACACCGTGGCGACCGACTCTGCGTTCGCCTCGACCCGCAACAACATCTATGCGGGCAACGTCTTCACCCGCGTCTATGACGCCCGGCTCGACGCCGACTCGGTGACGGCCTGGTATCTGGCGGCGCGCAAGGGCAAGACGGTCAAGGTCGTCGGCCTCAACGGCGCTCCTGCCCCGCTCTTGGAGGTGCAGCAGCCCGGATTTTCGGTCGAGGGATTCGAGTATCTCGTCTCGATCGACGCCGGCGCCTATGCCCAGGATTACCGCGGCCTCTACCGGAACGAAGGCGCGTAAGCCCGTCCGGACGATCCCCAGTCTGCCCGTCCCGGACGATCGCGAACCGGGACGGACATGAAACAACAGCCAGAAGGAGGTAACGAAAATGGCCACGAACAAAGTACAGGACGGGAAAGTCCTGAGATTGACGGTCGGCGCGACCTTCGATTCGGGAGACGTCGCCGTGGTGGGGAACGCCCTGCGGGGCGTGGGCATCACCGATTACGAATCCGGAGACGCGAAGGCCTCCATCGAAATGGGAGGCGTTTACGACCTTTCCGTCACCGCCGCGGACGACGCCGGCGACACCACCGTGGTCGTGGGCGACCGCCTCTACACCGACGGCACCACGATCACCAAGAAACGCAGCGGGAAGTTCCTCGGCGTGGCGCTGGAGGCGATCGCGGTCTCCGGAGCCACCGCCACGATCAACGTCCTCGTGGGTCTCCCCACCGGCCCGGACCAGACGTCGCACACGGTCGTCGCCGCGGGGATCCACGCGGTGACCGACAGCCCGCTGGCCGCGACGACCACGATCGCAATCACGGGAGCGCTCGCCACGGACGTGGCTCTGGTCACGATCCACACGAACGGAGGCTCCCCCAAGCTGAGCATTGTCTCTGCGGTGTCCCAGGCGTCTCCGGCGGGGATCCTGGTCACGGCCGACGGCACGTTCACCGCCGGCGACAAATTGAATTACGCCCTCCTCCGCGCGGCGCTGTAATGCGCGACACGGGGCTTTCACGGGCAGGCCGGAGCCTTTTGCCGGCCTGCCGCTGACCGGATGGCCATGGGAATCAGAGACACCATGCTAAGCGCGCTCGAAGACCTGTTCGCGAAGATCGGCGAAGACGCGATCTATACGCCCACGGGCGGAACTCAGGTCGCGTGCAAGGTCATGATCGAAATCGGGGTTCAGCTCCAGCCGGCGGGGCTGGATGCCCAGGTCACGCAGACCGGAACGGTCATCCAGGCCCTGCTGTCGGCCAAGGCCGGCGTGGGAATCGGAACCTCTGTGCCGGCAAGGGGCAACACATTCACGTGGGATTCTACGGTGTACAAAGTCTCGTCGGTCCTGGAGAACGACGGTTTTTCGGTGAGGCTTGCGGTCGTATGAGCAAGATGGAGATCAAGATCAGCCCGATCGATGCGATGAAGGTCCGCGTCCTGCTCAGGGACTGCGGGGATCTCTGCGCGAAGGTGACGTCCCGGGCCGTGAACCAGACGCTCAACGGGGTCAAGACCGACGCGGCGGACGAGATCGGGAACCATGTCACGGCCAAGAAGTCGGCCATCAAATCCACGTTCAAAATCGTCCGGTCCACGCCTGCGAACCTCACGGCCATGGTCTCCAGCACGGGCCGGGCCCTTCCGTTGAGAGAATTCTCCGTGCGCGAGACCAAAACCGGGGTGAGCGTCCAGGTTTACAGGGACAAGCCGCGGAAGGTCATCAGGGGCGCGTTTTTTGCGACCGTGAAATCGAAGGTGCAAATAGCGTCCGGATCGTCCGGGCACAAGGGCGTCTTCTGGCGCCTCTACCATAAAAACGGGGCGGGCAAGGGGAAGATGGAGACTGCGATCAACAGGCAGGGCTATTTCTGGAGCAGCAAAACCCAGCGATTCATTCCAGCGGCAGCGCTTCCGCGCGAGTATCGATTACCGATCAAGCAGTTGTACAGCTCCAGCGTTCCCGAGATTTTCGACCGCAAAGAGATCATGGCCGCGGTCCTCAAAAAGGCGGACGCCAGAATGCACACGAACGTGGAGCACGAACTCAGGTACGAGTTGTCCAAACTGTAGGGCCTGTCCGGGGAACCGGGCAGCGGCCATGGAGACGGTGAATGGACACGATCCGCGAACAAATCATCCAGGAGTTTCTCGCCCGCGCCGCCCTGGTCCTGATCTCGGGGGGCTACGCGACCGATATCGGGGGAACCGTCTGCAGGGCGAGGTTGAGGATCGACCCGGCTGAGGCCCCGTGTCTGGTGGTGATCCCCCAACCCGAGGAGGCGGAGAACAAAAACGGCAGGTCGCTTCACCGCATGCCGATCGTTGTCCAGGGGATCTCGGATTTCATGGCCTGCGTCCCGTCGCTCGGGACGGACCCCGCGGCGGTCGCCTCGATCGTGGGCGAACGGATCCACGGGGACCTGATCGCCTGTTTTGCGACCCCGAACTGGGACCGCCGGATCCTGTCGGGAAAGACGTATCTGCCGGCCCTGGCGGATTCGATCGTCTATCAGGGCGGCGGGATCGAGCAGTATCCGGAGGAGGGAGACACCACCGTGGGCGCGATCGCCCGGCTGATGGTCTCCTACTGGACCCGGGTCGGGGACCCGTACAGCCAATAAAGGAATCTCCATGATGAACCCGCTCATCGTCACCGGATCGGCGCCCTGCACGCGCGAAGACATTGCCGCAGCCATCGGCGTCATCGCCGCCGCGGCCATGGACCAGATGGGTCTCGCTCCCGAGGCGCGTCCGGCCTGCCGATGCTTCGACGATCGTCGAGCGGATCAGGAGGATTTGGGCCTGCTCGTGGACTTCATGGCCGTCGGCCTCGATGCGGTGCATCTGTATCGCTGGAGGATCAAATACGTCTCCACGTTCCATCCCGTGGAGATCCCGGACATCGTCAGACGGCGCAGCGAGGCGGGAGGGAATGCGGACTTCGAGATCATCAGCCATGAGCAGAAACCCGGTGTCCGCATCTGTATCCCCGGCGATCAGTGGTGGAAGCCCAGCGGCTCGTCCGCCCTGTTGGGCGTGCAGGCCGCGATCGAACGGCTCGGATACGCGCGGATCATCCTGGCCGGGTGCCCGCTCCGCGGCAGGAATCACGACGGGAACGATTACTGGCAGGATTTCTCCGCCGGCTGGATCGCCCATCGAAACGATCTGGGAAACCGGGTCAGGTCCATGTCCGGCTGGACCCGGGAATTCCTGGGCGGACCCACGGCATCGTGGCTCCTGGAGGACGCCTCATGAATACGCGGAAGCGGAATTTGCTGATTGTCGGTTCGGCCAACTGCGCCCGCGAAGATGTCGCCGGCGTGCCGCCGCATTTCGGCGACGTGATGCTCGTGGGCATGGATGCGGTCGACAAGTTCCCCGGCAGCCGCCGCGTGGATTACGTCGTCACGAACCATCCCGAGGATATCGCGGAAGCGCACCGCCGGCGGAACGCCATTTGCGGGAATACCGACTATCGGGTCGTATCCTGGCACCGGGCTCCGGGCGTGGATATCGTGGAGTCGCATCCCCTTCCATCCGGTTCGTCCGCGCTGACCGGCGCCCTGGCCGGATTGCGGCTCGGATATGAACGGATCATCCTGGCCGGGTGCCCGCTCACGGGAAACGCGCCCGAAGGAAACCCATACGAGGCTTTCCGGCCCGGATGGATCGCGCGTCAGAACGAAATTGCCGGGCGGGTGCGGTCCATGTCCGGATGGACCCGGGAATGCCTTGGTGAACCTCCATGGTGGTGGCTGGAGCCTCGCATCACGATCATTGCCTGCTGGGACGGCGGAGACTACTACCCCCCGGAATACGTCAACCGCCTATATCGGGCATGCCTGCGGAACACGACGGTCCCATTCGATTTTGTGCTGCTATGCGGCCCGGAGGCCAGCCGCCCCGGACGGCTCGATGCGATCGATCCCGCAATCCATCCCGTTCCCACGGAACTCACGTCCTGGTGGTGCGGCATGCCCGCCTGGATGGAGAGGCCTCCGGGATCCTGCACCGACACGATACTCTATCTGGATCTCGATCAGGTTGTCGTGGGCTCGCTGGACGATATCATATATTTCCCGAGCGATCACGCCATGATGAAAGATTACCCCGCCCGTATCTGCCCGTCGGGAAAGGAAGGAGACGGGTGCGTGTCCACGTCGCTGATCCGCCGCGGCGCGGGACGCCGCGTCTGGGAGATCTACGAGGCCGCCGGGAAGCCCGTCTGGGATGCCATTCGCGGCCCCGCGGGAAAACTCCCCATGGCGGCCCAGGGGATCGTCAATGACCCGGCAAACGGGATACCGCACGACCTGTTCCCGGAAGCATGGGTGTGTTCCTACAAGCTGGAGGTCCTCCGGACCGGATCCATCCCCGAGGACTGTCGAACGATTGCGTTCCATGGCCGGCCGAAGATGCACGAGGTCGCGGACCGCGAGCCCTGGATCAGGGAGCATTGGCGATGAAAATCGGATGCGGCAGCAAGATCAGTCCAAAGGCATCGATTTACGGCGCTGACCGGATCGAGATCGGCGAAAACTGCCGGATCGACGACTTCTGCGTGCTCTCCGCGGGCAAAAACGGATATCTCAGGATCGGCAGCCACGTGCACATCGCGAATTACGTGGCCCTCTATGGAGGCGGCGGGATCGAGATCGCCGACTTCGTCGGGCTGTCTGGCCGGGTCGCCGTGTTCTCGGAAAACGACAATTATACCGGCTCCGCGATGTCGAATCCCTGCATCCCGGACCGGTACAGGCTCGTCACCAAGGGACGCGTCCGGATCGGGAGGCATGTCCTGATCGGCACCGGATCGACGATCATGCCCGGAGTTCAAATCGGCGACGGCGCGTCGGTGGGTGCCCATTCATTCGTCAACCGACCCTGCGATCCCTGGAGCATCTATGCGGGGGTTCCGGCGCGCCGGTTACGGGACCGCGACCGCGACGGTCTGCTCCGGATGGAACAGGAGTTCCTGACCGGTTATGCGTCCGCCTGCGCTTCCAAGGATCCGACCGGATCGGACGCGGAGGGGCGTCCGCTCGTGTCGGTCGTCTGCCTGACCTACAATCATAAGGAATACATCCGGCAGGCGCTCGATGGGATCCTCAAACAGCGCTGCAAATTCCGTTACGAGGCGATCGTGCACGACGACGCATCGACGGACGGGACCGCGGCGATCATCCGGGAGTATGCGGCGCGCCATCCCCTCGTCATCCGGCCGATCTTCCAGAACGAGAATCAATTCAGAAAAACCGGCACGTATCCCATGATGCCCGCGTACGAGCTGGCCCGCGGGAAATATATCGCCGAGTGCGACGGTGACGACTACTGGACCGATCCGCACAAACTCCAGATGCAGGCCGATTTCATGGAGGCGCATCCGGAATGCTCGCTTTGCCATCATCCCTATCTCATCCAACGCGGCGACGCGCTCGACAGGCCGTCGAAGGAACCCCCTCTCGACTATACGCCGGACGAACTGATCGGCATGGATCTGCACGGCTACGGAATCGGATCATGCGCCAGGATGTATCGTAACCTGTTTCGCACGGAGCGCGAATGCCATGAAAATGAGGCATTTATTGGCGATTACCCGATCAACGTGCTGATGGGGCTGCACGGCGCCGGAAAGTTCATCGGCTCGATCCGTCCGTCGGTCTATCGAAAGCACGGCCGGAATTCCTGGGCCGGCCTTCCCGCAGCAGAGATAATCCGCCGTACCGATATCATGCACCGGCGGCTGTACAACGAAATGGTCCGCCGCGGCGATTCGCATGCCTCCGCGATCCGGGCGCGGTTCATCAGGGGGTTCGATCGGAGCGAGGAGACAGTCAATGGCTGAGGGAGCGCACAAAATAACGGAAACGTTCGAACGCGCCCTCTGTGCCTATACGGGAGCGCCTTACGCGGCCGCCGTGGACAATGGCAGCAACGCCCTGTTTCTTGCACTCGTCCGCGACGGCGTGACCGGAAGGGAGATCACCATCCCGTCCCGCACCTATCCGTCGGTCCCATGCGAGGTCATTCATGCCGGCGGGATCGTGAGGTTCAAGGCCGTGGACGGAGAGACGCTCAAGGGGGCGTACCCGCTGGAGGGCTCAAGGGTCTGGGACTCCGCGCTTAGATTCACCAGAGACATGTACATCCCTGGCAGCTTCATGTGTCTATCGTTCACGGGACCCTACAAGCACCTCAAACTCGGGAAGGGCGGTGCGATTCTCACGGACGACGAGGAGGCCTTTTCCTGGTTCAAGCGGGCCCGCTTCTCCGGCCGGCGGGAGCGTTCCTATCACGGGGACGATCTCGATATGCTCGGGTGGAATTATTACATGCTGCCGGAGATCGCGGCCCGGGGGTTGCTCCTGATTTCGCAGTTTTATGACGCAGACGGACAGGCCCTCGTCAACCCTGATCTCGAAATGCGTTACCCCGACCTGAGCCGATTCGACGTCTATCGCACCGGCAGTATTGCCCCGCCGCATGACAAGTTGAACTGCAGAACAGGAGGCCATGATGGAATGTAATCCGGACGCGCGTGGAACTCATATGGACGGTCGGGACGAACCGACCGCGGCCCTTTACGCCGAGATCTGGACCCACGGCCACTATCGCGAAGGCTCCACCTGCCTGCGTCTGGTCCCCTGGCTGCGGAAGCACATCCCGGCCGGAAGCGTGGTCAACGATTACGGGAGCGGCACGGGCCGGGCGGAACGCGGCCTCCTGGAGTTCTGCTCCCGCGTCAACATGGTGGACTGGGCGGACGTGGCCCTCGAGCAGGACGCCCGGTCCCTGATCGGCGATCGTCTCAGTTATACAGTCTCGCCGCTGGAGGCCTTGCCCGCCGGGTTCCCGGTCGCCGACTGGGGCATCTGCATCAATGTCCTCATGGTCGTCGATCCGGCAAAGCTCGATGCCATCATGCAGGAAATGAGGCGGACCTGCAGGAACCTGATCGTCGAGGTTTACGACACGCCGGACTTACGGCTGGGGAAAGACAGGACATTGATCAAGGGCAACGCGGAATTCTGGGCGGCGAAGATGCGGGAATACTGGCCGGTCGTGGAGTCCCACGCCAGCCCGGAGCACACACGCCGGTACATCGTCATCGGACGCAGCAATCAATCATAGGAGGTTAGACCATGGATGCCAGCAATGCAAAAATCCAATACGAGAGCGGCCAGGACCTGGTCGCATTTGTGGCCCTGACCGATCACGGGGATCACAAGGAGTTCCTGAGCGCGGACGAGCTCTGGAGCAAGCGCGAGGGATACGAGCCCGACGTGAAGCCCAACGGTCTGGCGACCGGCGGCGCGGTGAGTGTCGCGGCAAGTGGAACCCCGGATATGGTGGACGTTGCGGCCCTGACCTGCTACCTGGCCGGGGTCAAGACCCCGGTCGCCGCGGATGCGGACCTGGAGATCACCCGTCCGACCGGCGGCAGCCCGGCCAACACCCACAACAAGTCCTCGATCACGGTTGACTCGTCCGGCGCGCTGGCCGTGGTCAAGGGGACGGACGGCACATCCTTCAGCACGACCCGGGACGCGGCCGGCGGCCCCCCCCTGATCCCCGTGGGATCGATCGAGATCGCCCAGGGGTGGCTCTCCTCCGCGACGCCCGGGGACATTACGGCCGACGAGATCAAGCAGGTGGTGGGCACCCATTGCGAGCGCTACGACTATCCGATGTGGGAGGTCAAATCCTACAACGTCGAGAGCGGCGTGATCGGGATGGCAGGCGTGACGTTCGCTTCGGCCCTGCCTCTGATCCACACGGGCGCCCTGCCGAAGGGGGTCTATGCCCAGTATTACACCCCGGCGTTCACCGACATCTCGAAATCGAGCGATTTCGTGCCGCCGGAGACCACCCACAGCATCACCTCCAAGCAGATCTACCAGACCACCATCGCGTCGGCCTCCTCCGCGCTCAACCAGGGGTCGTTTACCGCCTATCTGGAGGACGGCATCAGCGACGGGATCCTGAGCCTGAAAAACAAGACCCTGTTTTTCAAGTTCTTCCAGAACGCGCTCAACACGCTGCCCTACATTCTGTGCCAGGGCAAATTCGGCACCGGGAGAACCTTCCCGGCCAATGACGCGATCGCCGCTTCCTGCACCGTGACCCCGGAGAAGGCGGCCGAGGACGTGATCGGATAGGCCGATCGTGGGAGGGGATATGCCGTTCAATGCGAAACAGTACATGAAAACGAAATTCCAGCTCCGGACCGAGGAGGTGCCGGTGCCGGAGCTGGCTGTGTTTTTTTGCACGGACGAGGAGCTGGCCGTGTATCCGCGGGACGCGAACGGATACCCGGCCATCCCTGCCGAGAAGAGGAAGCAGGCGGTCTGGAAGGTAAGGGGATTGACCGGGCAGGAACTGGGCCGGGCCAACGAGGCCGCGACGCGAAACAAGCAGGCCGTGGCGATCCTGGAGGCGCTCGCCTCGAAATCCTCCAAGGAGACGACCGCCGCGGCCATGGAGATGCTCGGGATCGGCGCTGCCGCGCCCGCGGACGTGGCCAAGCGAATCGAACACCTCGTCGTGGGCAGCGTGGATCCGGTTTGCACGCAGGAACTGGCCGTGAAGCTCTGTGAGACCAAGCCCATCGAATTTTGGGACCTCACGAACGCGATCGTGAAGCTCACGGGTCTCGGACAGATGCCGGGAAAACCGGAGCCCTCTGGCGCGATCCCAGCGTGCGGGCCTGCCTCAGCCTCGCCGACGCCAGAGGGCGTTTCCTCTACGAGCTGAGGCCGGATTTGTTTCCCCAGGGGTTCCTGACCCCGGCGGAGCTGGATCTCTGGGACCAATACTATCAGACGCGAAGGAGGAAACGATGAGCCGGATGCCTCTCCCCTTGATCCTGATCGGAATTGCAGCCCTTTGTTTCGCGTCCGCGATCTCGGCCTCGTCGATCGACGATCCTGCACGGCCGACCTGGTGGGAACACGTGGATCTCATGCAGGTGCTTATCGGCGGGCTCTTCTGCCTGGTCCTCTGGTTCATGGTGCGCACGCTCCGGAAGATCGACACGAATCAGGCGCTCCTCTTCCGGCGGCTCGACGACCTCTGCAAGGAATTCTACGTGCTCCAAGGCGAGCATAACGCGCGGAAGAAGGAGTGCGGCCAATGAGGCGCGACGAATTGCAGGAGTTCCGGCGGCTCGACGACCGGCAGATCCTGGCCCTGACCCTCTACGGCGAGGCCCGGGGGGAATCCGCGGAGGGAAAGATCGCTGTGGGATCGGTCATCCTGGAGCGGGTGGATCACCGGGCATGGGACGGAAAGACCATCCAGGAGGTCTGCCTCAAAAAATACCAGTTCTCCTGCTTCAACGCCGGCGATCCGAACCTGGGGAAGCTGACCGCGATCGCGGAGAACTGGGACGCGGCCATGGCCACGGATCCGGCGCTCAACGACTGCTACGGGATCGCCTGCGGCCTGATCGACGGCCGGATCCCGCGGACCCCGGAGATCGCCGCGGCCCACTGCTGCCAGTACCTGACCCCGGCGGCCCGAAAATCGGCGGACTGGTGGAAATCCATGAACATGGTCGCCCGGGTCGGCGGCCACGAGTTTTATGCGTGAGGGGGAGATGGAAAAGAAGCTCAGAATGATGCTCGGCACGGAAGGGAATCCGGTCCGGCTGTGGCAGATGGTGCAGCCCTCCGACGACATAGCGGAGATCCAGGACAGCGAATGGATCGAGTTCACCGGCCGCTACCGCGACTACCCCAAGGCCCACCTGCTGGTCCTGGAGCTGATCGCCAGGGAGATCGCCCTGCAGTTCCCGGACCGCAAGGACCACCGGATCTGCATCGCCGACGCCTCCTCTCGAGACGGCATCTGCCCGGACCACACGACACACAACGGCCTGCCGCCGCTGTCGATCGACATCCAGTATTTCACGCTGGGCGAGAACAACCATACCCAGTGGCCCGGGCCGATCACGGACATCTGGACGGACGGCGCGCTCAACTCCCTGTTCGACGCGGAACGCAACACGCTCCTGGTCAAGCTGCTCTGCGAGTGCTTCCCCCTGTTCGATTACACGGGGATGCGGATGCTGGTCCATCCGGACATCAAGGCCGCGTGCGTCGCGCAGGCCAAAGCCTGGTGGCCGGCTAAGCCGGGTTATTCGGCGATCGGCAAGAAGGGCGGGGAATGGCAGGACGTGGACCGGGCACTGCAGCCCTGCACGGTCCCGATCTACCTGCACCACAAGCACATGCACGCGCACCTCGGGCAGGAGATCAATTTCGGCGCTGTGATTTGAAAGGAGCACGACCATGAACCGGCCCATTCTGAGACCAGGCGACGAATTCGCGACGAAGAACCCGATGGCATTGGGCGCCCTCATCAACCTCTGCCAGAAGGTCAAGGCCACGGACAACGAGTCCGAATACTCGCACACGGGGATCATCCTGGAGCCGGGCGGGACGACGCTGGAATCCCTCTGGACCGTCAAGAGCCAGAACCTCTGGGAGGCCTACCGGGGCGTCAGGGTCCTGGTCGTGCGCAACATCAACATGACCCCGGACACGTATGTGCACGGCATCGCAAAGATCCGGAAACACATCGGGCAGTGGTACCCGGTCCACCGCCTGCTCCTGCACCTGGCGGGGCTGGCGAAATTCATCCACTGGGACCGGGTCGTCTGCAGCGAGCTGACCGCAAAATTCGAATGCGGCTGCGCCGAGAGGATCGGCGAATTCGAGTGCGGTTTCCTGCGGAACTGGTACGGCGTCAACCCGGACGATCTCGCCGATCGCTGGAGGATCAGCCGCTATTGCAGGACCATTTTCGAGGGGACCGTGGAGTGAGGCCTGCCCATGGCTGACGTGTCGAAAACCGTAGAGATCGTATTCGGCGGCAAGGACGAACTGAGCCACGTCGTGGACCAGATCGGCCAAAAGTTCGGCGCGATGGAGGATTTCACCTCCTCGTTCACGGCGCCGCTTGCGGACGCGGCCAAAACGATCGAAAAAATCGACGCGGCCCTGCTGGCCCTGGCCGTGGGCGGCATGGCGGTCGCCCTCAAGCAATCCGGTGAGTTCAACCAGTCCTTCGCCCAGATCAGCACGTCGGTTTCCGCGACCGGCGCCGACCTCGACAAATACCGCGACGACATCCTCAACTATGCGTCCACCTCCGTGGTGGAGCTCGGCCAGATCAACGAGGCCCTCTACACCGCGGTCCAGGCCGGCGTGCAGTGGACCGATTCCCTGGAGTTCATGTCCCGATCCGAGCAGCTCGCGGTGGCCAACAAGGCGAACCTAAACACCACCGTGGATCTGCTCACGGGAACGATGAACGCCTATGGGTTCACGATCGAGGACGTGGGCCACCTCAACGACGTCTTCTTCACATCGACCCTGATCGGCAAGCAGACGATCGACGAGCTGGGGCAGTCCATGGGCAACGTCGTGGGGATCGCCGCAAACTCCGGGGTATCGTTCGAAGAGCTCTCCGCGGCGATCGCAACCCTCACCGCGAAAGGCATGCAGACCCCCGAGGCGATCACCGCGATCAAGGGCGTGATCACCTCGATCGTGTCTCCCTCCAAGGAAGCGGCGGATGCGGCCCGGGCCCTGGGCCTCAATTTCAGCCTGAGCGAGATGAGCTCCAAGGGTTTCGCGGCCCTGCTCGAGGAGATCATGAAGAAGACCGGCGGCTCGAAGGAGAAGATGGTCGAGCTCTTCTCCGAGGTCCGGGCCATGAACGGGGTCCTGTCGCTCACCGGGGACAGCATGAAGTTTTTCAATTCCGCCCTGGAAAAGACCGTGGCTTCCGCCGGCAGCGCGGAAGCCGCCTACCGGAAAATGGCGGACTCGTTCGAAAACAAGATGCAGACGATCAAGAACGTGGCCCAGGTGACCATGATCGAGATCGGCACCCGGCTGGAGCCGGTGGCGGAAAAGGTGGCCTCGTCGTTCGCCAATCTGCTGGCCGGCATCAAGATCGGCGTCGATCAGGGCGCGTTCGACCCGCTCTTCGCCTATCTTGACCGCGTGGCCGTGGATCTCGCGAAATGGTTCTCGGGCATCGCGGCCGCAATGCCCGAGGCCCTCTCCAGGGTGGACTTCACGGTCCTCATCGATGCGTTCAATTCGCTCCGCGAGGCCATTGGCGGCTATTTTGACGGCCTGGACCTGACCAAGGCCGACGACCTGGGAAGCGCGCTGCAGACCGTGGTGGATATCGTGGCCGGCATCATCGAGGTCAGCGCCGGCATGGCGGACGCCTTCAGGCCCATCATCCAGACCATCGCCGAATTCTTCACCGAGGTGGCCCGGGGAGACGAGGAAACCAAGGAGACGCTCGGGAAGCTCCTGGCCTTCGCCCAGGCGATCGAGACCCTGGGGCTGGGGCTGGCCGCGGCGATCGTGGGGATCAACGAGTACAAGATCTCCATCAAGGGCATATTCGATACCATCGCAGGCGGCGCCCAGGTGATGTGGAATGGCTTCGAGATCCTCCTCAAGGGGTTCGCCCGGGCCGTCGCCGATCTGGCGTCCATGCTGCTCAATCTCGTGGACACGATGTCGCTCGGGCTGATTCCCGGCCTCGATGGGGCCAGGGAAAAGCTCGACCAGTTCGTCTCGTCGGTCGATCTGGAACAGGACGGAGCGGATGCGCAACGGGGGCTGTTCAAAATGATGGACGGGCTCCATGCCCTGGCGACCGAGTCGGGCGCTACGACGGAAAAGACCCGGGAACTCAAGTCCGCCCTGGCCGATATTCCGGAACGCACGGCACCGAAGATCGAGTTCGACGGCTGGATCGACGTGCGCAACGCTGTCGACACGGTCAAGGCCAAATTGACCGACCTGCCGCAGAAGACGGGCGTGAGCGTGGAGGTCCTGGCCGACGGCTCCTCCATCGAGCAGGCGCGGGGGCTGATCAAGCGCACCTTCCCGGACGGGACGGTCCAGGTCACGAACGTGGGCGTCTCCGTGGACGACGTCAGTCTCCGGGGAGCGGGCGAGAAGCTCGAGAAGGCCCTGCCGGCCAAAAAGACGATCGAGGCGGAGCTCAAGCTCGACGAGGCCAAAATCAAGGCCCGGGCAGAAACCGTGCAGAAATCCATGGAGTGGTCGGCCAAGGTGGACATCGCCGAGATCGAGGCGGCCACCAAGCAGATTGAGGAGACGTTCGGCAACCTCGACACGCGGATCCAGGGGACCGGCTCGGTCATCGAGAAGCTCCTGGCGGCCATGACCGACGAAAACATCGGCACGAGCGAGAAGTGGGGCATCCAGTCCATGCTGGAGGACGAGGCGGAGGCCCGCCAAACGGCCATGGAGCAGAGCGAGGAGCTCACCAAGCAGCAGATCGAACTCAACAAATTGCGGCTCTCGGCCATGGAACGGGGAACCGCCATGATCGAGATCAAGGCGGACGGACTCAAGCCCCATCTGGAGGCGTTCATGTGGGAGATCCTGGAGGCGGTCCAGATCCGGGCGAACGAAAGCGGTTCCGATTTCCTGCTCGGGATCGGATGAGTGACCTATGCAAGAACAGATCGGCATATCGACGGCAATCGCGGACGACTCCGGCGCGATCGTGCTCGGAATGTTGCCGGAATCGCAGATCCGGGGGGGCGAACGCCGGGTAACGCGCACCGCGACGCTCGACGGCGGATGCAGCCTATACGACGCCGGGTTTTCGCACGGCGACCGGACATGGCGGGTCGAGGCCCGGGCGACCGAGGCGGAATGGGAAATCCTGTGGCATATCCATCAGACCTGCTCGCTGGTCTATATCTCGGTGGCCGAGGGCTATTTCTCCGGCGCCATCGAATCCTGCCGGATCGACGGGGAACGCGCGACCCTGTCGATCCTGATAACGGAGAAGATCGCTTAAAGGAGGTAATCCCATGCCCGCGTGCATCACGGCCAATGTGGACATCGAAATCATCGAGGGCGGCACGTTCGACCGGATCTGGGTCTGGAAGACCGGGTCCCCGTCCGTAGTCAAGGATCTGACCGGATACACCGGAGAGGCATCGATCCGGGCCAAGCTGGCCGATGCCGCGGCCCTCCTGGCCCTGCCGTTTCAGTCCGGCGCCTGGTCCGCCGACGGGACCAGCGGCATCTATATCCCCGCCGAGGGGTCCCCCGCCGCCTACCCGGGGAAGTACCGCATGTACATCAAGGACACGGACACGCATGTCCTGTGCCAGGCCCACAAGGACTACGACGCGGTCTACGACCTGTTCCTGCGAGACCCCTCCGGAGAGACCCTCTTGAAAATGTACGGCAAGGTGTCCGTCTATGCGGCCGCAACGCGGCCATGAGGTGAATCATGGCGGATATCCTGGTCTCCGAGACCCCGAGCGATGCCGACATCGTCGTCGAAGACGGCGAGCAGGCCGTGGTCGTTTCCCCGGAGACGACCGTCGAGGTCCTCGCCACGGCGCCGCCCGCCGACACGATTGTCGAGACCGAAACCCCGGCCGCCGCGGACGTGATCGAGACCGCGGCGCCGGCGGACGTCACGGTGGAAACCGACGACCCCCCGGAGCCGACCGAGATCGAGACCCAGATCCCGGCCATGGACCACAATCAAAACACGGATCAATATCTGGACCGCTACGGATCCAACCAGGTCTCCGCGGCCCAGGCCAAGGCGGCCTACACCCACTCCGGGGCGGCGCACGCCCCGAGCAATGCAGTGGCGCTCGCCACGGTCAAGGCGGATTCGGACATTGCCGCGGCGATCAGCCAAAAGCACGTTCAAGGCACGGACCAGGCCCTTGACGCCGGCGGAGCAAACGAAGTCTCTGCGGCGGAAGTCAAATCGGCCGTAGGAAACAGCCACGCCCCCGGATCTGATAATCAAGACCTCTCCGGGTTAGTAGCAAAGGAGGCCGGCAAAAGCCTTGTTGCCGATACTGAAATATCCAAGATACATGCCCTCCATGCCGACGATCAGGATCTCTCAGGTTTGGTTGAAAAGGTTACTGGCTCTTCCCTCGTGCCTGATAGCGCGATTGCCCTGATACATGCTGCTCATTCGGATGACCAGGACCTTTCCGGCAAAGTCGATAAGGTGTCGGGGAGCAGCCTTGTCCCGGATACCGAGATTGCGAAAATACATGAGGCTGGGTCCGACAATCAGGACCTGTCTGGCCTTG